GCGGTGGGGGTCTGAGACTGGACCGACAACTGGGGACCCGGCACGGCCTCGGTGTAAACACCGGGCGGCTGGTAGCGGGTGAAGTCTGTGGCCACGGTTTCCTCCTGATATGGGTATCGTCTCTTCTCTCCGAAGTGGAGGGAAAATACATCGTCGGCGGCCTAGTGCCACCCGAATTGGTCGTGCATGGTCAGGGTTGCGTTCTCCGGGACGATGTTGATGGCGCGCAGAACGACAGCTCCGTCCGGTGTCCTCACCCGCTGGAACTCCCCGAGGATGTCGAAGCCGTAGTTGTCCTCGTAGACCAGGGCGTCCTCGTCCCACGGTGTGCCCACGGTGATCGACTGGCCGCCGGGACGGATCACGTCCTGGTTGAGACCGATCGAGACGTACGGGTTCTCGTTGAAGATGTCCTGGAGGGTGCGGCGGTCGGAGTCGACGCCGGGGATCAAGATCTCCGAGCCGTGCGAGAACGCCAGCTCGTTCAGGATGGTGTCCGAGATCCGGTCCCGCTGTACCGAGCTCAGCGCCAGGATGACCAGCGAGATCCGGCCCTTGTAGGCCCACTGTTGGATCAGCTCACCGGCGGGGCTCATCGTTTCGTGGCCCATGCCGGACGGCTGGAGCTCGGAGGTCGAGAACTGGACCCAGATGCCGGGGTAGTTCTCCACCTTGACGGGGTACTCGATGTCGACCCACACGTCCTGAGCCTGGGTGTCCAGGTGTTCGGAATCGTTGGTAAAGGTTTGGCCCTTGAGCAGCTCACGCAGAGCCAGCACGGTGCCGGTCTTGACGGCTTCGACCATGCCACCACTCGAGCGCTCCATCCGCTCGAAGGCGGCGTCTTCCTGGTAAGCCATCTAGTCGTCTCCCTTGATCTCGTCCACGATGAAATTGCGGAGGTACCGGCCTTCTTCGAGGATGGCTCGGCTGATGGCGTTCTCGAGGAACTTCTCGGGCCGGATGCCGGGGTGTCGCCAGCGCTGCTCCCGCCAGATAGAGCCCTTGATCGGGTTGTACTTGCGGTCCTGGTAGCCCATCCCCGGCAGGCCGACGCCCTTGACCCGGAAGAGCCGCCCCTTGATCGGGACGGTCTTGCCTTCGAGCTGGGTCATGAGGAACGGCTTGATACCGAGGTTCTGGAACATGACGTGCTTGGCCGTCGACCGGATACGGACCAGTCCCGGCTCTGCCATCGGTGCGATGGCCTGAGTGGTCCGGTCGGACCAGCCTCGGCGCGCCATGTTGGCCCGAGCGTGGATCACGGCACGCTCGGACATACGGATGGACGCCTCCAGGGGGATCGGAATCTTAGCCACCGGGCGACCACTCCACGTTGTCGGCGGCCAGGGTGTACTCGGTGTCCGTCAGAACGTCCAGGTACTTGTCGCCGAACTCGGCCCCGGTGGTGTTGTAGCGCGTCGGCGGGCCCTCACCGTAGAACCAGACCGGTGTCCGTATCCACGGCGCGGGGACGTCGTCGGCGGCGGGCACCGGCTCCGGCGGGATCGGGAACTCGTAGATGACGTGTTTGGCCTGCATCAGCGAGACCTTGGCCTTCTGACCCACACGGTCGGCGTCGTCCTGACCGAACTGTGCGCCGGTGCGCAGCGCCTCGTCGGAGACGGAGCCGAGCTTGTACCGTCCGGCGAGCTCGAGGGGCCGGTTGTCCTGGCTCCACTTCTTCACGCGGACCACGTAGTCGTGCTGGGCCACCTCGAGGCCGGGTTCGAGCTGAACCTGGCGGACGTCGGTGATCGACTCACCCTTCTTGGTGCGCCGTTCGTTGTCGTCGGTCGTGGTGAACATGGCCCAGCAGCGGAGCACCGACTGGACGCCTCCGGCGAAGGAGGTGCCGTAGCAGACGGTGCACGCCGGGTTGTCCGACGCTCGGTAGGCGTCGTTGTAGCAGGCCGGACAGCGCGGGACGGCTCCCTGGTCGTGGTTGGCCCGGTACACGTGAAGGAGGATCACCTGCTCCCCGTGACTCTGCATCGACTCCCGGACGTTCTTCCGCAGGTTGCGGATCGCCCAGGGCTCTACGAGGTCTATTCTCACGGCTTCACCTCCGAGTAGTAGCGGGCATAGAGCTCGTGCATGTTCGGGGTGATGCCCCTGACTCTCAAGGACCGGGCATAAGCATGAGCCCGATTACAAGCAAGGCAAGCTCGCTGTCCACGCCGGAGTTGACTGGGCATCAGGTTGGGTGCTTCCAAAAGGTGCCCCTGTGGGCAGTGGGACTTCTGAATCTGTCGGTGGGTGCCATTGCGGACCATGTCGTCACAATTCTCAGCACTAGTCCCGTAGTAGAGATTGCTCAGAGTGTTGTTGGCCTTGTCGTCGTCCCGATGCAGAACAAACGGCTTCCCCTCGGGAGCGGGCCCAATGAACGCCTTGGCGATGATCGTGTGGAGTGACCGGGTGCTCCCTCGCTGACCCTTGTAGAGCATCACGGTCTTGTATCCCGTGTCCTGAGTTTGAACTTTGAGCGTCGTGCCCTTGATCCGTCGACCGTGCGACGTGACCCGGTCCAGTGACCTGACCTGTTGCAGTTCGGCGCTCACTTCGTAAGTCCCCTCGTACCCAACCACTGGTTTCCACATGTTTCATACAGTAGCTTGTTGCCGCTCATCAGTTCCCCTTACCAGCCCATGGCCCTGACGTAAGGTTCGGATTTACATAGGCAATAGCGAAGGAGGCGGGAAGGAACCGCATCGAACGAACTTGCGCCGAATACATCCCGTACTGAAACAGACCGTTGGCCGAGCCGTACATGCCACCGGCCACCAGCAGCGCGCCGCCGGTGAGGTTCATCAGCTTGCGCTTGGCCAGCTTGAGCATCTTGTCGTACTCGGGCTTTTCGGTGTCGTAGATCGTCTTCCACCGCTGGAGGTAGTCCCGGCGGTCGGTGTAGGTGACGGCCATGTTCTTGAAGTCCGGCTGTTCGACGTACGAGCGCATGAAGTGCTTGAGCACTTCGAGGTAGAGGCCCATCTGGAGGAACGCCTCGTACCCCTGGCCGGTGACCACCGATCCTTCGACGTAGCCGGGGCCCCAGTTGAGGATCGGCTGGCCGGTGAAGTTGAGCCAGTTGAACGCGGGGCCCATGAGCTGAGCCATGCGCTCGTTGCTGTAGTGCGTCTGGAAGTTCTCGATCAGGTTCGGCCCACCCTCGGTGGAGTCGAAGAGATCGCCGAACATCCACGAGACCTGTTGGACGATGGCCTTCTCGAAGGGCCGGAGCGCCTCGTACGTCGGCATGTACTCCTGGACGGTCAGGTGGTCGGTGTACGAGTAGGTCTTGCCGTCGACCTCGTAGACCCAGATCGCCGTCAGGTTGGCGATGGTCGCCGTGAGGGTGCCATCGAGCTGGAAGTAGTACCGGCCTGGCGAGTCCACTTCGATGTCGGTGAACGGCACCTCGAGGATCAGCTCACCGACGGCGTCGGTCTGGTTGTAGGTGTCGAAGTCGTTCTTGCGGAAGACACGGAGCTTGATCGTCGTCGGCTCGATCAGACCGGCGGGGCCGCGCACCTCGAGACCGAGGTATCCGGTGCTGCCCTGGCTGATCTGTCGACGCACGATCGCGGACTGACGGAGCTTCGGGCTGAATACGCCCGTACCGACGATGTCCTGGGGTGCGGTCACGATGGAGCTCCTTATGCGGTCGAGTAGATCATGTCCAGGCGGGTGTCCATCTTCTGCGACGAACTGGAGTAGGTGAACTGGCTCAGGAAGCCGTTGTGTGACGCCAGCAGGGTCAGCCGGTCGTTCTTGGCGAACCGGATCTTGCCGGACAGGTCCACGGTCTGGACGAAGCCGGGGGTGAAGAGGTTGCCGCGCACGAACTCGAAGTGCTGGCGGGTCGTCGGCTGGCCGTTGAGCATGAGCCGGATCTGGGCGCGGTCGCCGAAGATGTTGTCCGGGTTCCAGGCCACCGAGGCGTCCAAGTCGTAGAGACCGGCCTCACGGACGATGACCTCGGTGAGGGAGACGGACTGGTCGAACATCCCGAAGTTGTCTTCTTCTTCGACACGCCACTCGATCAGGGAGCCGGTGTTGTAGATCCGCTGGGCGGTGCCCTGGAGGAGTCGGAGGGTCGGGACCTCACCGGCAGGCAGGAGCACCCAGCGGAAGGTCGATTCCCCACGCCACTTCGTCCACACCCGGATCTGGTTGGTGTCGGTCTCGAAGATCTGCATCCCGTGCGTCGGCTGGGCCGGTCGGGTGGTGCTGGTGCACACGTAGTGAGCCAGGCCGGAGATGTCGGCCTGGGTGTGCGTGTGGTTGCCCTTGGCCGCCTGATTGGCACCGGTACCGAGGGTGTGGTGGATCGACGTCGGACCGGCGTCGGTGTCCGGCTCCTCGTGGGTGTTGGCCTGCTTGAGCTTGTTCGTCTTGCGGCCACCGGGACCGGCAACGCCGGAGTGGTCGTGGGCCTTGAGGGTGAACTCCTCCTGCATGGCCTCGATCGAGTCACCCATGTTCTGGTGGGACTCGGCGTGGTTGTAGTTGCCCGAGCCAGCAGACCCGAGGGGGGTCGTCTCGGGCGAAGACGGACTGACGAACGTGTCGTTCGCACCGGGGAATGCTGTGGGCACTTCTTACTCCTGACGTGAGACAGGGACCGGTGGCCGATCAGCACACCGGCCCCTGACTGTGACCGAACGACTAGCTGGTGGAGCTGTCCTTGGCCGCTTCCGCTTCCTTGGCCTTCTTCTCGGCCAGGGTGCGGGCACGCTTCTCCTGAGGAGTCAGTTCGGACTCCGGCTTGTCGTCAGCCGGTGCCTTCTCTTCTTCCTCGGTCTTGTCGGCGAACAAGGGAGCCGGGGTCTTGGCCTCGGACTTCACCTCGTCGGACTTGACCTCGTCGGCGTCGTCGGACTTGGTGTCCTCGGACTTGACCTTGTCTTCGACGGTGACGCGGTCCTCGGGCTCGGACGTCAGGAACGCCTCACCGTGAGCGTCGTCGTACTTGTCGTCGGAGTACTCGGCCCCACCGACGACGGACTTGGCCTCGGGGTTGACGCCGGGAGTGATGCGCTCGGCGTTGACGGCCAGCTCACTCGGGAATGCCAGGTTGCTCAGGACGTCGCCACCGGCACCGGTGCCGGAGTCGAACTGGCCGACCTGCCATCCGGCGCGCATGAGCTCCTCGGTCGTGGCGACCCGCTGAGCGGTTTCCGTGGTCGGCGCGCTGGTGGCGTCGTCGGCGTTGCGCACCGAGTCACGGTTCTCCACGGGTGAGGGGATCGCGTCACGGTTCTTGGACGGAGCATCGAGCGTGACGCCACCCTTGCCGTCGGGGAGGATCGCTCCCTTGCTCGAGTCGGTCACATCGCCGAAGCTGTTGTCCGGGGTCTTGGTGTCGTCTGCCATTACTCTGCTCTCCTTGGGGTTACAGCTCTTGTGGGGTCAGCTCAGTGCTTGTTGAGCTCGGGGCGCTGAGGGTTGGTCCAGACCATCACGACCTGGCCGTCCTTCATCGTCTCGGTGGGAATCCACTCCGACGCCTGGTCCTTGAAACGCTCGGCGAGCGGCGGGACCTGGTCCTTGACTTCCTTCTCCGTCTGGAAGACGGTCTCTCCCGAGACGAGGCACTTGCCGGGAACCATGGTGCGGGCACTGGCGGGCTGTTCGATGGTGGCACCGAGACCGGCCACGGCCTGAGCCTGGTTCACCACGCGCTGTTCCGCCTGGAGGACCAGCTCGTTCTCGAGGTCCGGGTCATCGGAGATGGTGACGATGCCGCGCATCCAGGCACGCTGGAATCCGGGCTCGTTGGCCACAGCCTTGGGAAGAACCTGCACCGAGTCGTCCGAACCCTTGGGTCCGAGGATGAACGGCGGGCGGCTCTTGTCCAGGGAGTTGCACGTCAGAGCGGTCGGGCCCTCGTTGCGGACGAAGAGGGTCTCGTCCATCTCACGCAGGTCCTTGAGCTTGAGGGTGCGGCCACTGGTGGTCGTCATAGAAGCGGTCATGTCTTGGTCTCCTTCACGGGTGGGTCACTCATTCTCACGGGAGCAGGCCCGGAATACAGGAACAACGCCCCGGATCAGTTGTCCGGGGCGCTGCTCATTGTGTCGTGGATCGGAGATCCGTGGGGGATCAGACGATCGGGTCCGCTTCCTTGGGTGCCTCGTCGGCGGGAGCCTTGGGCTCGTTGGCCGGGTCCTCGGGGTCGGTCAGGTGACCGTCCGAGTTGTCGATGTGGCCCTCGGCCGGAGCAACCTCGGTGGGTTCCGGGGTCACGGTGCCGGGGGTGACAGCCGCGCCGGACGCGTCGTCCGCCGGGGTGACGGGCTCGGTGGAACCGGCACCGTCCGGGATCGGCAGAGCCGGGGTGTCGGTGTCGCCGGGGACCGGGACGGTCTCGGGCTCGTCCACGCCGGGAGCCGGGGTGACGACGGGGACCTCATCGACCGGCGGGGTCGGCTGAGTCGGGTCGACTACCGACTTGAGCGAGTCGGCGACCTTGCCGTTGTCGGTGATCGCTGCCTCGAGGTCGGCCAGGATCTCGTTGGGGACGAGCTCGTTGGCGCGGAGATCCTCGAGAGCCTTCTCGAGGTTGGCGTTCGAGGTGAGCAAGGCGTTGACACCCGCTGCTGTGGCGGCGGTCTGCTTGCGGAGAGCGTCGGTGGCGACTTTCACGCGTTCGGTCGTTGCCATGATTCTGTCCAATCGTCGGGTGTGCTTCTTGAGAGTTGCGGGAATCGCAAACCAGTCTCTGAGTGCCATGTCTGGGGTCCTCCTGAGCTGTTGCCCTGGTTCAGCGTACTCGGGGGTACCGACACCCGAAGTGAACACTTGACAAGGGGCCGGTGTCGGCCCTACGCGCACACACGCACGCGCTGGAGTAAACGCTTTACCAAGAGAGGACTGTATTGCTCTCCTTGGCTCAAACACAAGGATCAACTACCAGAAGAGTTTTTAGAGCAATACGACCGTAGGGAGTATTGCCCCCCTAGGGTCCCCCCATCGGGTTTTCTCTCTGGAATTGGCCAAGCAACGACTAATGGACCCATGACCAATTGGTACATGCGTCTGTAGCTGAGGAGCTTTCCAAGGAACAGGAGGCTAGTCCTGACGATTCGTAATTGAGAGAGTACCTCGAGAGTTGAGGTTGTGGGGACAAGCGAAAGCCCCGCCGGGATACGAATCGAGAATCCAAGCGGGGCTTTCCGAGTCATGTCGGCGTCCAGGGTAGCGAATCCTGACGGTCACGGTCTGTCTCGTTGCGTCCCAAGTGTCCCACAGTTTGCATACTTATAAGTAGCACTACGGCTAGTAGTAGTTGGAGACGATGATCCAGGCGTCGGAGAAGGCTTTCTGCCATTCCGCACCCTTACCGGCGAACTGTTGCTCGTAGGCGTCCAAGGACTTCCGGTTCGACTTCTTGGCGTAGGACCAGCCCTTCTTGAAGGCGTCCTGGAGCTCGGTCGACGGGTAGAGCTTGACCAGCTCGTCACGAGCCTTGTCGAACGAGAGACCCTGGGAGTTCAGCCGGACGTAATCCTCCTCGGTGGCGTATCCGGCGGTGCGGCCCACCGATGCCACGGCGCTGGCCCATCCTGCTCCGTCGTCGGACAGGTCGGGGGAGTGCTGGACTCTGGGGTCGATCGTGCGGGCGTACTCGAGCATGGCCTCGGCGATGCCCCGACGCTTGTACTCGTCGTTGTAGACCTGGACCCAGGAGATCACCCCGTTCTCGTCCCACGAGAGCATCCCGGTGCCGAACTTCTTGGTCCAGTTGTCCCCGTCGTCGTCCCACGCCACGACCTTGCGGGGTCCGTCCTGGGTGATCCTGTGCCCGGACGGGAGTGATCCGTTGGACCCGGCGCTCTTGTCGATGCCGAGCTGCTCGGCCTGCCTGACGATCCTCATGTGGCCACCTTCCGGGCGTGTCGGGGGAGCGAAGCCTCCATCTGACCGAAGGTCTGCTCTCCCAGCTTCTTGCGGAAGCTCGGGATGTTGTTGACCGGGATGCCAACTTTGGTGCTCGGGGCCAGGACACACAGCAGGTCGTTGTCGTCCTGGCTGTAGTAACCGGCGTTCTCCAGGGCCTCGGTGACGCGGTCCTTGCGCATCTCACTGTTCTGCCTCAGGAGAGGCTTGGCCGCCGTCACAGGTTCTCCCCGTGCTCGGTGTAGGCGAGTTCCCGAACCTCGTCCACGGCGCGCTTGGCGGCGCTGTTGAGGCCGTTGTGGTCGACGTGCCAGACGATCTCGTTGCACCGGTCCCAGATCCACTCCGTGTCACCGAGGGCTTCACGGGAGTCGAACGAGGGGCTCTGGAGCGCACGGACCACGGACCGGAGTCGGGTGATCACTCCGTCGACCTGGGTGGCCGAGAGCTGAGAGCCGGAGACACCGAGGTCGGTCTCTTCGATCTTGTACTCGAGGTCTTCGAGGGCGCTGACGGCGTCGGTGGTGTTCCCGGCGAGCTTGGGGAGAGCCATCTGCTCGCGCTGGCTCATGATGGCGCGCACGTGGCTCAGTGCCCGAACTCGGCGTAGGCATCCTCGGCGTCGGCCTTGGCGTTGTCGAGAGACGAGGCGTTGCCGGTGGCGAGAACGGAGTCACCGTCCTGGAGTGTCCAGAAGAATGCACCGGCGCGGGGCTCTTCCACGGTGAGGTCGAAACCACCGACGTCGGCGCTGAGGTAGTCGCCGGTCTGGGACCAGTTCAGAGCGGTCCGCTCCACGAACTCGGGCGCTCCGGCCTCGATGTGGTCCCAGTTCTGAGTCGGGGTGTTTCCGAGCTTGCGCATGGCTGTCCTTCCGGTGGAGTGGTCACTGATTCTGTGGAGATGTGGCCACTTGGACAGCACGGCGCTGTGGAAACGAGGAGCTACCCACAGAATGTGTGACGAAGGGAGGTAACTCATGGACTGGAGTCTGATCGGTCTTATCGTCTTGATCGTGCTGGCAGTGTTCGGCGCAATCGCGCTTGTCCGTCGTGGTCGCGGAGTCTGATCCGGGCCGACGCGACATAGAAGAGCGCCCCACCCCCTGTGTTTTCAAGGGATGGGGCGCTCTTTCGTTTGCCTGGTGGTGAAATGAACCCCCACGGTGCAAAGCCCACCAGGTGGTACTCATGATACGCATGAGGTCACAAGGTGTGGTGCCTTAGAGGGTCGTTTCCCACAAGATATTGGGGATCAGCCGAGAGAGCTCACGATCTGTTCGGCGATCACCCTGGACGTGATGGTCTGGACCTTCTCCTGGACGCCCTTGGTGGCCTCTTCGATCGTCTCCTGGAGCTTGCCCCGGAGCGCGCTCTCCACGCCGTCGTTGATCAGGTACTGGAGCCAGGTGGTGGTGGTGCCCCGGTCGTAGCCGTTGGACCTCTGGCCACGATGGTCGACCTTCATCTCGAGCCGATCCTGGGCGGTCTTGACGATGAGCTCCTTGAGCGTGGTCCGCTCACTGGTGGCTTCACCGAAGTGGTTCGTCTTCTGGAACCCCTCGTTGATGGCCTTGGCGATAATGGCACCGACCATCTCGTCTGCCTGCTCGTTGATCCGCTCCGTGACACCGGCGGTGACGGCCCGCTGGATATCGGGGAGGAGCTTGTGGACCATGGCCTGGGTGACGGCATTGGCGGCGTTGGCGAAGGGCTCCGGGGGCTCCTGCTCAGGATCGCCGGTGTACTCGTAGTTCGGGAACATGTGCTCGGCAAGCCGGTTCATGTCGAAGGTGATCGTGATCGGGGTCATGGCCTCGGTGGTGGTGTTGTCTTCGGTGCTCATGGGGGTCCTTTTCGTTGTTGGGTTAGAGGCTGGCGAGCATGGCGCGGCGTTCCTTCTCGAGGGCGACGGTGTCGATCCCGAGGTGCTCCATGATCAGGTCGTCCACGTTCTTGCGGGACGGTAGAAGGTGCTGGTCGGAGTAGCCCTCTACGTAGGCGTACTCCCCGACGATGTAGCCCTTGGTGCCGAGCCACTCGAAGAGCTCCACGAGCGTGTCGCGCTCGTCCTGGAGTCCGGCGAGCTTCTCGGATACGGGGTAATCGGTCATTCTTGGCTCCTCAGTAGTCGGCGTAACAGTGATTTGTTGTTTCGGACCGCCCGGTAATCCGACGGGGTATTCCCTACGAACACCGGGCGGCTTAGCTTCGGATGAAGGTAGCGCCGGTGGCCACCCCCGGTTATCCCGGAGAACGTGTAGCCGAGCTCCTCGGCCAATTCGTCCATCTCTGTCGAATATTGAGCCACGCGGTCGAGCCTCTCTGTTAGGCGTACAGCTTGCAGTGCTCGGGGTTCGGGTCACGGGGGTCCCAAACGAAGTGGGGCTTGTTGCAGAGCGGGCACGGGTTGTATCCGCCTCGGTTGGTGTCGTTGCAGTCGTGCGGGATATGCGCGGCCACCGAGACGTACTCCCGTCCACCGTGAGCACCGGAGTCGGTGTAAGCCACGGCCTCCTTGGCCGTGCGAGCGAAGGCCAAGTACCACTTGCCGGTCCTCTTGGACTGGACCCACGCGACGCTGGTGCTTCCGCATCGCTTGCACTGTGCGAGCTTGGCCATGACGCTCTCCTCCGGTTGGGGGACTCTCTGTCCCTGTACCCATAGTGTACCACAAGTGTGCCAGAGGGGAGGGCCGAAGCCCTCCCCGTGTCGATCAGTAGCCCAGTCGCTCAGCGCAATCGGGTCCGAGTCCGCGTGCTCGGCTCTTGGCGTCGGTCAGGGTCCGGTTGCACGCTCCACAGCGACCGATCTCCTTGCCGTACGCCTCGAGTGCCTCACGCGGGTTGGCGGCGATCTTCTGGAGGATCACGGTGCGGGCCGATGCCTTGGCGACCGGATACTCGGCGTCTGAGGCCATGACCTTGACGAAGGTGCGACCGGCCCAGTGTCCGGTGCCGTTGGTGACCCGGTAGAAGCGTAGGTCTCCATCTTCACCGGCGATGGCGTAGCGACCGTCGGGGACCACGGCGTCAACAGTGACGGCGGTCGGCACCTTGGGCGTGTTGCGCGGGGTGGCCTTGATCTTTCGGATCAGCTCCGACGCGCCGGACTGGCTGAGGTCGGCGAACTCCTGATCGGTGGGGCGATCGAGTCCGCGCTCGATGCACAGGGTGACGATCAGGTCGATGGTCTTCATGGTGGCGGGGGTGACGGTGCGTGCCATGGTGAACTCCTTCGGTATCAGGGACTCTCTGTCCCTGTACCAAAAGTGTACCACAGTTTAGGCGAAGCGGGGAATATCTCCCTCGATCACCCGGATGCGGTCGACCGTGATGGTGTTCGTCGCGGCGAACGTGCCGGACCACTGCGGGGAGAGCTGGATCGTCAGGTTGGTTCCCGGTGCGTCGATCCGCTTGGTCGTGAACACCCAGAAGAACCGGTTACGAGTCGAGCTCGAGATGTCGACGCGGCGCTGAGTGGTCGAGCCACCCTGGTCCCGGATCATGAGCCCGGTCCCGGCGATGGTGTTGGTCGTCGGCACGAACACGCGCATACCGACGGTGATCAGCTTGCCGGACGTCAGGCCCTTGATGCCCAACGAGGCCGGGGAAGCCGAGAACTGGGCGTAGGACGCGCCGGTGGCGACGGCGGTCAGCTTCAAGCCGAACGAGCCGGTCTCGAAGTTGACGGTGTCCTTCTCAGCCAGGCAGTTGACCAGCGTCCAGCCGTCCGGCATCTCCGGCGCGGTCCAGGTGGCGAACTCGGTGTTGGGGATCAGCGATCGACCGGGCTCCATGAAGTACGACGGGCGCTGAGACGGCGATGCCACGGCCCCGGCGTAGCCCAACGACGCCATGACGGTGTTGGCCCACAGGACCGAGCCGTTGGGTGCTGTGGTGTCCGCCGACGTCGTCGGGTGGACGTTGTCGGCCTTGACGTAGTCCCTCGGGTGCCCGGTGTCCTGGAATGCCTGGTGCACGTCGATGAAGCCGTACCCGTGGCGGGCGGCGATGCCCTGGAGCTCGGTGGCCTTGATCGACTGCCAGGTCTCACGTCCGGCCACGTGCGTCGGGTTCTGAGACATGAGCAGTAGACCGGCGTCCGGGAAGATCTGGGTGAGCTCCTCGGTCAGCGCCAGGATGTTCGACCGGAATCCGGCCCGGAGGTTCGCCGTGGAGACGTCCAGCATGTTGTGCGAGTGCGAGATCAGGATCAGGTCGGGGTCGACCAGCGACTCGAAGGCCGGGGTGAACCGGTCACCGATGAAGTGGAACGTGGCGAAGCCGGACACCGAGCAGTTCCAGATCGTCAGGACCGGCGGGGTGGTGCCGGTGCCCGTCTGGACCGTCACGGCGGCGTCGTAAGTCTTGGTGGTGTCGTTCCACAGCCGGTAGAGGACGGTGTAGCGCGGGAACTGGGCCCCGAGCGCCACGGCCTCGAGGTAGATGTGCTCGATCTGCTCGTTGCCGGTGGAGTCACCGACGTAGAGCATCGTGACGGGGTCGATGCCACGGTTCAGCTTGTTCAGCGATCGGGACGCGTTGGCCACGGTCGCCAGTGAGCCTTGTTTGGACGCGTAGGTGGCGTCGGCGACGGTCTGGTTGAGGGCCACGGCGGCCTTCTCGAGGTTCTGCTGGATCTCGGGGGACAGATCGCTCTCCGTCCAGCCGCCGGACGGCTTGGCCACGTCGGCGGTGGTGTCGTAGCGAATGGAGAGCTCGTCGTCGGCACTGTCCCCGACGTCGACAGCACCGATCGGAAGGGTGATCGTCTTGCCGGTCACGGTCAGGCGTCCGTAGCCCTGGTTGAAGTAGCTGGTGCGCCGGGTCCGGTTGCTGACGGCAATGACTCTCGACGCTTCCACGACGGGGAGCCCGTTCAGGGTCACCTTCCCGTTCCTGGGGTCGAAGGTGTAGTCGGTGATCTGTTCGATGCTCACGAGTGCTCCCTCGGATATGACAGGGGTGTCACTCTTTATGTCCGAAACGGACACATAAGACACGACGAAGGCCCCGACACCAGGTGTCAGGGCCTTGCCGGAGCCCCGCTCGGAGGCTGTCGTTGGAACCCGATGTCTACAGTGGGCCCCTCCTTGCCGGGGTATCTAATCCCAGCCGCTCTCGTGAACCGACCACCTGGGCCAACAGGGAAAGACGGCCAGAACACGAACCGGGTCAGACTATCAGGCGACGGTGGAATCCGTGACCAGTCCCAGGGCCACCAGAGCGGTCCTGATACCGGCTTCGGCGGGTGTCTCGGTCGCCTTCGAGTAGGTCAGTGCTGGCTTGGCCACCGGGGCCACACCGAAGAACCCGATCTTGGACGCCGTGTAGCCGATCTTGGTTCCGTTACCCGTTCCGAGTCCGAGGGTGACGTCGTTACCGAGGTCCGCCCCACCGGCGAACACCACCTGGTTGTTGAGCCTGATCTCACCGTTGCTTCGGGTGATCTTGATCGGGGTGGACAGCAGGGCCCCGGCATCGGAGTAGCGCCGGATCTCGAGGTTGCTGCCAGCGTTGCCCGTTCCGGTCTCGGCGTCTCCGGTCAGGACGACGGTGAACCGCTCCCCGTTGTCCGTGCGAAGCGAGAGTTCTCGGGTCGTACCGGCGGCACCGGACACCCGGACGGGCTCGGGGGCCAGCGGCTGACGGAGACCGATCGAAGTGTTGCCGGACCTCTTGACCGAAGCCAGGGACACCAGGTTCGGCGCGATGGCGTAGTTGGTCGACGCCGGGGTCCGGGTCTCGATGAAGGTGTTCATCTCGATCTGGACGTTGGACACCGATGCCGGGTCAGCCGAGTAGATCCCACAGTTATAGCTCTGGTCGGTCGCCGTGATCGCGGTGTCGTTGAGGAACTTGGGCACTCCGATGTCCAGGAACAGGTTCCCGATGATCTTGACGTTGCTGGCCCCTCGGATGGCGATCCCGCCACGCTCACACTTGCGGAAGGTGTTGCCCGTGATCAGCAGGCCCGTCGCCAGCGACGTCGGTGCCGGGACCGGGGTGTACGGGTAGCCGGTGATGTGGATGCCGTTGCCTTGGGTCTCGTCCGGCGCGTCCACCGGCCCACGGACCATGGTGTCGAACGTGTTGCCGGAGATGGTCCCGTACTTCGGGGCGTCCCTGAGTCCGAGTCCACCCTGGCCACAGCCGACGGCCAGGTTGCCGGTGAAGGTGATGGCCTCGGGGCCGGGATCGCCGATCCCGAGGTCGGTGTTGACGTAGCCCGCAATCCAGAAGCCGTAGTAAGCCGATCGGAGTGAGGTGCAGTCGACCACGGTGACGTTGGTGCATCCCCTCGAGACGGACACACCGTTGTCTCCACCGTTCACGGACATGCACCCGCTGTGCTTGACGGTCGGGGTGTACGTGTAGCCGGGGTCCAGCGTGTTCTCGAAGTAGCAGTCGGTCATCTGACCCACGCCGACGCCGGACAGGTGGACCGGGAGGGAGCCGGTGTTCACGAACCGGCAGTTCCGATAGATCACGTGCTTGAGGTCGAAGGCGGCACCGGTGGGATCGAGCTTTGCCCGGATCATTCCGCCGGAGCGGAGGCCCGCCGGGATGCCCCCGATGACCACGTTGCCTCGGGACGGGAGCTGGGTCGCCACCGGGCGTGTCCCCCGGAACTCGAGCCCGTCCACGACGAACAGTTCCACGTTCTCCTGGGGGTCGATGAAGGCGTGGATGTTGTTCGGTGAAGTGACCACGACACCACCGGGGTTCGATCGCACGGTGACACGGTTCCTCGGCCTGAGTGAGGTGTCGAGCCGGAGATTCCCGTCCGGGACGTAGACCGTTCCCCCGCCGTCGTTCTTGGCGGCGGTCATGGCGGCGGTGATGGCGGTGGAGGAGCTCGTGGCACCCGTGGGGTCGTACCCGAAGCCGTCGGCGTGGAACCATCCGGTCAGGGGGTTCTTGGTCGCCTGAGGATTGGGGGCGAACAGGACTCCACCCTTGTCGGCGACGACGGCCTCCACCTCGGCCTCGGTGAGTCCCGCGCCGGGGACCACCACCGGGTCACTGTAGAGGATCGACAGCTCGTCGGTGCTCTTGTCGGACAGCCCTACGTAGCCTCGAGGCAGGATCACGGTGTTTCCGTCGACCGACGCGTTGCGGGCGTCCTGGGGGAAGAAGTAGGTGGTCCCTCGGGTGACGTTCTTGATCGACACCAGCCGCTTCAAGTCGACGCTGGGGAGGCTGTTGAGGGTCACTCTCCCGGTGCTCGGGGTGAACGTGTAGTCGGTGATCTTCTGATTGGCCATCGTCGTCAGTTCTCCTTTAAGCGGCGTCTCACCTCTTCTCACTCGAGTATCAGCAGGAGACAGCAAAAGACCCCGAGAGTAGTGCCTCTACGACGAGGCTCCTGTCGGGGTCTTTACTTGGAACTTCTCGTTGGACGAGAAGGGGCCAAGGCGTGGGATCGCCTGCTCAAGATAGCAGAAGCCCCGCCCCTCCGAAGAGAGAGCGGGGCCTCCTTGTCCATCCTAAGGACAGACGTGGGGTAGATCAGCTCTTGCGCAGTGCGATCAGACCACGGGGGTTGAGGATCGCCATGCCCACGAGCTCGTCCATGACCCAGCCCTTGTGGAACTGCTCGACCTGGTTGTTCTCCTCGACATCGAGCGAGTACATGACCGGGAAGACACCGAGGAACTGAGGTTCCGGGGTGAGGTAGACAGTGCCCTTCGGGATGATGATCGACTTGCCGATCTGGAACTCACCGAACTGAACGATGCGCTCACCGGCAACGACGGCGTCCTTGAACGCCCAACCCGTGGTGTTGATGTCCCAACGGTAGAAGTCGCGGAACTCCTGGGGGTGGCACAGCAGTCGGCTCGAGTCGAGCTGACGGGTGTCCGTGTAGGTCACTGCCGTGTAGAGATCGTCCGGCGTGAGGTGCGCGCCGGTGATGGTGATCTCGTTGGGCAGCGAGCCACCGGGGTTCGCCGTGGCGTCGACCGTACGGTACGACAGCAGCGAAGCCTCGATCAGCGTGACCAGGCGGGAGTCCTCCTGGCGCATGATGGCCTGCTTGGACATGTCCTGGCTGTACTCCACGATGTTGCTGCGGAGGTAGAACAGGTCTTCCTTCTTGATCTTCGGGAACGTGGCGATGCGGAAGAGCTGCACCTCGACACGCTTGCCCTCGAACGGCGTGATCTTGATCTCGCCGTCGTTGCCGTGAAGGATGTACGCCTGTCCGAGGTCATCCAGAACGTCGTACTGGATCGGCACACCGGGGGTGAGCGCGTCTTCCAGGAGGACGTTGCGGAGGATGCCCTGGTAGCGGAGCTGGAGCTGGATCGGACCGATCATCGACTGGCCGAGACGGAGGATGCCGCCCTGGCGGTCGGAGACGATGCTGCGGAGCTTTGCCTTCTTCTGGGCGGTGGTGAGCTTGGCTCCACCCAGCTTCTGACGAGCAGCAACGATGCTCTTGACGTAGTCCTCGGACGACTTTGCGAAGCGTCCCAGGCCCGAGTTCTCGGCGACGTGTGACATGGTCATGTGAGTTTCTCCTTCCTTGTCTTGGTGATCAGCGGACCAGGAACGAGACAACGATCTTGTCCGTTCCGATCACGTCGACGAGCTCGAACTGAGCTGCTGCGATGGCAGGAGCACCCACAGCGGGGGTGAGCTTGCCCTGGTTGGTGGCCGAGAGAACCTTGCGGCTTCCGTCGGTCGGGAGCGACCAGTCGCCAGCGGGATCGAAGGCCGGAGCCAAGATCTCGAACATGGCGTCCGGGCCGCCACGCCAGACGGTGAAGGAACCGGTTCCCATGGAACTGATCTCGTCCACGCCCAGGATGGGTGCCAGGAAGAAGTCGGACAGACCCCAGGGGACCTGGCCAGCCGCGCCGGTGTACGGCGTGAAGATCTCCTTGGACTTCCGAACCATGACGGTGCCGGGGTAAATGTCGAACGCCTTGTTCCACGTGGGATCAAGGAAGCCTGCCTGGGGCGTTGCCTGGTGCTGTGCGTACAGCGGGCGCAGGGTGCGCTTGAGGCCGGGGTTGGTTACCGGGGGCTTGAACACGGTGGCGCTCCTCTCGTGATGAGCTGGTTAAGGGGGTGAGGGGGTCAGCCGAAGAGCAGCGAGTCGTTAGCCGGATCGCTGTCGTCAAGGGCTGAGGTGACCTGACGCGGCTGTGCTGCCATTGCCGTCAGGTTCTGGGGAACTGCACTACGTACCGAAGACCCTCGAGTGAAACCAGCGGTCTTTGCACGAGGAGCGGCGTCGTTGACGCGGTCCAGGAGTGCGGTGCGATCTCGGACGACTGCCCGAGTGGTGGCGGCGAGCTGGTCCACGAGGGCCCACTTCTGGTCCTCGGTGGCAATGCCCGCACGGATGTAGCACTCAGCGAGTCGAACCGCCTGGGCGCTGCTTGCCATGATGGCCTTGCTGCTGGACTTCTTGCCGTCGCCGGGGGCCCAGTTCTGGTCGGTGCTCAGATCGGGGTCGGCGATGTCGTCTCCGGCGTTGTCGCCGAAGTCGTGCTTGTCGAACTGGGAAGCCTGAGCCTCGTCGTCGGTCGTGTCAGCAGTGGGACGCTCGACGTCGATCCGGCCATCGGGGTCAGCAACTTCCAGGTTGGTGTCGGCGCGACGGCTACGCGGAACCGCTCGTCGCTTGGACTCCTTCTTGTCCTTGTCGTCCTTCTTCTCGTCGTCGTCCGACTTGTCGTCGTCGTCGCCCTTGAGGAAGGCAGGCTTGTCGTCGTCCGACGCGGTGCGAGCACGACGGCGCTGGAGAGCAGCTCGTCGCATCGCTTCCTTCTTGTCGTCGGACTTGTTGTCGGACTTGTCGTCCTTGTCGTCGTTACCGGCGTCCTTGGCGTCGTCCTTGGCCTTGTCGTCGGCCTTGTCGCCCGAGGGACCCTCGTCGTCGTCAGCGGCGGCCAGTTCGCGGGCCGCGTTGAGCTGAACACCCAAGGTCGGGTAGAGCTCGGCGATCTTGATGTCGGCCAGGGCGGCGTACCGGCGGGCCCACTTACGGAGCTCGTTGACGCTGGCGGTCTTGACGTCGCCACCGACCTGTCCGGCCACGAAGGCACAGAAGCGGGCGTACGTACGACGGTGAGCGACCAGGTTGTTCTCGGTGTTGTGGACCTCTTCACCCTGGGCGGTCTCCACCGGCTCAGCCGGAGGCGTCTGAGTGATAAAAGCGTCCTCAGCAACGCCCTGATCATTGCGGCTCTGGTCTGCCACGCGTGTACGGGTGCGTCCCATTGCATTGCCTCCGGTATTTTGTCGGTTCACATGTTCTTGTACCGAACCTGTGCGATTGACAGCACGGCTCGAAGAAGTCTTCTTTGCGTAATGTCCGAGCGCGTCCTCGACGGCCATCATGGCGTCGTAATTCGTGCGACCGACACCGCTCTGGCCGTTGGCCGACCATTCCCAGCGCTCGGGGCCGACACCGTTGAAGGAGCCGGAGCCGCCGGGGCCGGTGTAGACACCGCCGTCCTGGCTCGGGAAGGACCAGTGGTCGTGGGACGGCTGGCGGACCTCGGGGTACTTGTTGTTGTTCTCCCAGCCCACACCGAGCAGGTCGTCCCACATGTCGGCCTTCTTGGGCATCGACGCCACGAGACCGGCGGTGGTGGCCTTGAGCGCCGTCTCAGCGGCGTTCTTGGCGTCTTCCGTGGAGGTGGCGTAACCCTGGGCGTAGGTGAAGTTCGAGTAGGCGTCTTCGACGTACCAGGAGATCTTGCCGTCCAACTGCTCCACGACCTGGCCCTGAGGACCGGCGGGCGGGGTGCCGTCCAGGTTCCAGGTGGAGAAGCCATTGCCCAGGATGTTGTCGTTGACCGTGTACCAGGTCACTCCGGCGGTGCGCTGAGGCGTAGACCGGCGAGCGGTGCGATTCATGTTTGATTCCTTCTTCTTGTCCGACTCGTCGGTCTCGTCACGGTCATCTTTTTCGTCCACGTGCTTGACCTCTTTGTTCTTCTCGAGGTCAGGGTCGGACAGCTCAGGTGGGGACTGGACGTACTGGTGGTATTCCGTCTCGTCCTCTTCGTCCCGGAGGGTGTCGACCTTCTCCGGGGCCTCCACCTCACCGAAGGACTTCTTCGAGAGGTTGGCGTGCCGCCAGTTCGGGTTGATCGCCTCGAACGTGCTCCGGTGAGACGCGGTGCAGAAGTCGTAGACGGCCTCTTCACCGACGGTGTGCTCCCAGGTGGAGCCGGTCACGAGGAGCTCCTTGCAACCCGGCAGGTCGCACGCGATGCGGGGCTGGGCGGGGGCCTGGGCGCTGGCCGAGATCACCTTGGAGTGCAGAGCGGTCTCGTCGGCGGGATCGAAGACCCAGGAGAGCTCGAAGAAGCCGAGCTTGCGGCACTCCTCGTAGACCTGGATGTCCTCGTACGCGCCGGTGACGTCGTTCCGGCGGCTCAGGATCTGACCCTTGAAGCGGAGGACGTGATCGCACATGTCGAACATGTCCGTGGCCTCGTTGCCACAGAAGGAGCAGATCGTGGAGGCGGCAACACAGCCCATCGAGACGGCGTCGATGCCGCCTTCGATGATCTCCTTGGCCAGGACCGGGTACTTCCGGGCGTTGGCTTCCTGGATCACCTGGATGTACTTGTCGGCACCCTCTTCGACGTACCGGGCACCGACCACACGACCACGAGCCCGGAGCGGGTCCTCGTTGTGGTGGTTCACGAAGCACGGCTTACCGAGGAACGTCTTGTACGCGGCCTTGAGCTCCGAGGACGGGAAGCCGTCGAAGTTCTGGTTGATCCGGGCACTGATCGCTCGGGTCACGGTGTAGATGTGACCCTCACGGGGCTCGAAGCCCGCGACCATGTCGAAGCCGTCGGTCTCGATGAGAGCCAGCACGTCACGCGCTGCGGTGATGAACTTGGGGGCATACACCCCGGCGGCGCGGTCGATACCGGCCTTCTTCATTCCTGTGAGAGTCACACCCGTAATCCCTTCTTCACTAGTTCTGACTGACTGGAGGCAAAAATCCAGCATCAGCCGAGATAGTGAGTGCCGGACAAGTCGAGATCGGACTGGTCGAAGGGCAATCCGTCGCTGGATGCCTCGTTGATCAAGCCGTCCTGCTCCGAGGGAGAGAACACTCGTCCGGCGGTGCGCGGCACGCCCTCCATCAGGAAGGACAGGTCACCGTCGTCGGCGCTGGCGGTCGTCGGCGCGGGTCCACCGTTGCCCATCAGGTGCGAGAGGTCGGTGTTGGCCACGCGGGCCTCGGCCTCGGCACTGAGCGGGAGGAACTGAGCCAGACCCGGATCGTCCTCGGTCAGCGGTCCGCTGGCGGCACGCGGGATTCCGCCACCACCGGCGGGAGTGACCCCACCGTCGTCGGTACCCAGTGGATCGGTCGAGCCGAACGCCTGGATGTCGGCGATGTTGGACGGACGGAAGCCGTGGTCACCCTCGAGACCGGCGGTGGCCGCCGGTGCGTGACCGAGACGCTCGGCGATGTACTCGGCGTTCGTCTTGAGCGGCTTGAGCTCGGTGATGTTGCGAGAGACCACCGGGTTCGGGCCGGGAGCCTCGAGCGGGACATGGTGCGGGCGCTCCATGACCTCCACGTAGGTCTCCGAGGTCGTCTTGTACTCGGTCTCGACCGGGCCGGAGCCGTTGAACGGCTCGTGAGGACCGGGCTCGAAGAGCTCCCCGGCGGCCTTCTTCTGGGCGCGGGCGGCCACTTCGATCGCGGCGGTCAGGTTCTCGGCGTTGTAGCCGCGCTCGTGGAGGATGCGGACCAGCTTGCGGAGTTCGCGGTTGCGCTCGTCCGAGTGCTGGAGGCGCTGGTTCTCCCTCGAGAGCTCCCGGAGCCGATCGAGCAGGCCCTGATCCTCGGGGTCGGACACACTCTGGATGTCGACCAGTGCGGCCTCGATGCCGAAGGCGGCGGAGCCGGTGGCCACCAGGCCACGCTCGTTGTCGACCTGGTCCCGGAAGTGGTGCGGGTCGAACGGGATCTGGTTCACGTCGAAGTCCAGTGAGCCACGCTCGAGGGTCAGCAGACCGGCGGGCGGCATGTGGTGCTCACGCCCGCTCTGGATGTTCTGGACGTTGAGCGGCTCCCCGTCCTCACCCTCGTACTGCTCGGTGTCGTCCGAGGGCACGGGCTCACCCATGGCCGACGCCTCACGGGAGGCGTACCAGTGCTTGCCCTTGTCCTTGCGCTGGTGTGCGCTCTGCATCTCGAGGTAGGCGGCGTACGCGTGCGAGCAGAGGCGACCCACGTAGGTGTGCTGGCGCTTGAACGCCCACTTGCCCCACTCACACGTGCAGTCCCACTCCGAGATGGAGTGGTTGCCGGTCATGGCCGCACCACGGACGACGATGGTCTCGTACACGCCGGTGTCACCCATGACGTAGGCGTAGATCGACTCCGGCGTCACACCGATCGGTTCGACGTTGCCCGCGTTGCGGAGCCGGACACCCTTGGCCCGGACGTCCTTCCACGCGGACTCCTTGAGGGAGGCGTCGTGGATGGTGGCCTCGTAGTAGGCGGCCACGCGGGGCTCGAGGTCCGGGGTACCGGCGTGGTGTGCCTGCTGGAGCTCACGGGCCAGACGCTCGGGCTCCCGGCGCAGACGGGCGATGATCGAGTCCTTGTCCAGGTCCTCTTCGACGGCGGCATAGCGCGGGTCGTCGCCGTAGGAGCCCTGGGCGAACAGGTGCGGGGCCGGTCCCGGTGCGGAGTTGTACGGGCGGTCCTCGAAGGTGAGCGAGTCGACCGGACGGAGCCGCTCCTCGGGGTCGATGCCCATGTTGAGGATGGGGTACTCGAACGCCTCGCTCGGGAACTGGGGGCGCGGGTTGTACGGCAACGCGGTGCTGTTGTCGTAGTCCACCACCGGCGGGTTCTCATCGAACTGGAGTTGAGCGGCGTCGACCCAGATGGAGAAGCCGTTGCCCTCCACGCGGTGTGACGTCCGACCATGGACGGTCTGAGTCTCCACGACCTTGCCCGGTCCGTGCTCTGTGTGCACCGTGTTAGACATTCTGAGTCTCCATCTGCTCGTCTACTACCTGTTCTTGGCTGGAAAGTGTCGGGAATACACCTTCGGGCAGTGAATGTCTTACGCGGGCGGCCATGTCCGGCGCGTACTCCTCGAGGGTCTGGAGCATCCCGAGGTCCACTGTCTGCATGGGTTCGGAGTGGAATCGGTACCGGACCAGGTGGTCGATCGTCTCCTTCGGGCTCATGGTCACGGTGACCTGAGCTCGGACCGTGCGGGGGAGCACGTGCTGGGCGTAGGCGATCGTCATGCCGTCGGCCAGGAGCGCGTCGAACTTGGCGGTGGCTTCCTCGGCGGCCTGCTGGAAGGTGCCGTCCTCGGGGAGCCCGAAGAGGTGGAAGCTCCGGGTGTAGACCGGCCCCGGCGTCACCGTCCCGAGCGTGAACTCGAGGCCCAGGAACTCGGGGCCGGTGACTATCCAAGTGGTCGAGCCGTGATCCACGCCCAGCTCGTCCGAGAGGGACGTGGCCACGACGCGGATCTCGATCTCGTCGGTGAACTCGAGCTCTACATCCACAACGGCTGGACCCCTCGGATCATCTGATACTGCTCGAGCATCTCCGAGAGGTCACGGTGAGCTGTCCTGATGTGCGGGTCCGCCTTGTCTCGTTCGTCGTCCGAGGCCAGGTGGAACGCTTCGATCTCCGGCCAGTCGGCCTCGAAGTTGGCGTCGTGCTCGTTGAGCTCCTGGTAGAAGTGCTGGCTCGAGATCAGGTCCCGAACGGTCGGCAGACCGTTGGCCATCCGGTCGATGGCCTCCTGGACGCGCTTCTCGCTGACCTTGTTGATCGTGCCCAACGAGGTGGGGTCCTGGCCGAACTTGCGACGGGCGGCCTTGGGGGCCCCGGCGCGCTGCTCGTCCGACTCAGCCGGTCGGGTGGCGTTGTTGCGGGGCTTGGCCGCGTTGTCGCCACCCTTGCCGCCGTCGCCCTGGGTCGGGTCGGACTTGGCATCGGAGAGGGAGTTGCTGATCCCGTTGTCCATGTCGTTCGGGCCAGCCGAGTCCCCACCAGCCGCCCCGCCGGGTGCGGCGGTTCCGGGCATGACGCCGGTCTCCTCGTACTCGTCCTTGGCCATCGCCCCGGTTTCGGCGTCGGTAGCCGCCTTGTCGGCGTTGGCCTTGGCCTGGTCGGCCATGGCCTCTTCCCGATCGAGCTGGGACTGAGCGGCGTTGTACTTGGCCAGCTCCGGCGGGATCGGGAGGCCCTGCTTCTTGATCAGGTCGTACGCCTTCTTCATCGACTGAGCCTGGGCGACGAGCTTCTCGACGTCTTCCTCGGACTTGCGATCGAGCTCCTTCTCGAACTCGATCGGCACGTTGATGGCCAGCGCGTGATCCGAGATCGGGAATCCGGCGTTCTTGAGCTGCTGGAGGAAGGCCCGTTCCTGGCTCTCGTCACGGAGGTTGAGGGACTGGAACCGGACCTCGGGGATCAGCAACTTGGGCACCTTGCGCAGGTACTCCTCACCGGACTCGGGGTCGATCTCGACCACTTCCCGGTAGATCGGCTCGTGACGACCACCCTTGATCTCGTAGTCGAAGTGCTCCTGGGCCTCGGCGATGACCATCATCCGCTTGCGGATGTGCTTCTTGACCGAGTTCTGGTAGCTCAGCATGTGTTGGGTGACGAACTCACGGTTCAGCGCGGTGCTGGCGTAGTTCGTGGTGCCGGTGCCGCCGGAGAGCAGGGCCTCACCGATGCCCCACGCCTGCATCAGCTTCTTGTCGATGCGGGTGTAATCCTGGTCGAACCGGGGCACACTCTCACGACCGAAGACGGACTTGATGTCGAGACCGAAGTGGTGGACCAGCAGACGGAAGTCGGCGGCGAGCGCGGCCTGGAGGTTGTCGCGGGTCTGCTCGATCTCACCCTGGTCGGGAATCCACGGACCGGCTTCGTCCAGGTTCTGGATACCGAGGGTGGCCAGGATCAGCGGGCTGTAGAGGCGGTCGGCGACGGCGTCCTGAGCGGCGTTGAGCGACTCCTCCATCATCAGCGTGCGGAAGGAGCGCATCAGGTGCGGGGTACCACGAACGTCCCAAGGAGCGACCTTGTTCACGGTTCGGGAGATCAGCGCGTCGGAGAGATCGAGTCCGTCGTCGGTGGCGGCGGCGGCGATCATGTCCGGGTAGTCGCGGACCAGGATCGCGTACTCGTCAGCGCGCTGGAGCCGCTCGGAGTGAGTGAGGTCGTCGGGGTTGGCCCCAAGGCCGTTGCGCAGTCCCTCCACGAGGTCCTTGACCAAGAGCTGGACCCGCTCCTTGGGGCCCTCGGACGCCTGGGTACC